ATTTTGTCATAAAGGTTATCCTCTACGGCTTCTTCTGTTATTGAGAACGCCATTGCAACTGTCTCATGGTTATACCTTGCAGTATAAGCCTCATTTGCATCGTCAAATGTCACTGCATTACCTTCCGACTTAGTCGGTGCAGCTCCAAATCCACTCAACATTACTTCTTCTTCAAACGCTCTGTCAGATGACTCGGTGTCAAAGATTTCTGAATGTTGACCTTCATACCTATTATACTCCATACCAAAGAGGGCGTTTAAACCCGGCTCTAATTCCTTGGCGAGTTGTGCTCTTGAAATTGCCATAGTTAAGACTCCTTATGATATAGCAGCATCAGCATCACCAGAAGAACTGGCAAATACATGATTGTTGAGTTTAACGATATAAGAGATACCTGCGGCAGAGTGATCAGCGTTAGTCACATCTTCATGAATACCCACAATCATTAATGGGTTTGAAGGATCTGATGCTTCAGCTGTTGATATATCAATCATAGCACTTGAAAGACCAGTTGTGGTATTTCCAGCAGTAGCAGTAGCTAATTGTGCTGTTTTGAATATATCTGCTCTCGCAGTTGCCTTATCAGTGTTAGTCCCATCTGATGCAATAATAAATTTTTGCATTGGATTGTCATAGACAAAACACTTTATATCGTGGTTAGTATCGGCAGTACCTGACCCTGCCCATGTGTTTTTAAAGGTTAATTTACCTGTTGACGCATCAACGTATTCACATCCAGCAAAAACACCAAGGAGTTGCTTACCATCTCCATCGGCACTTGTTATGATTGCTGCGGTTCCACCTGTCAACTCGACTTCAACTGGAGAACCCTGGAAAATCGCTGAAGCATCGCTTTTGATAAAATACTGACTAGTAGAATTGATGCCACCACCAATAACACTAATCGGCTTTAACCCAAACTTTACGTTTACATTAGCCATTTATTTAGCTCCTTATAGCTTCATTATAGTTACTCGGTTGGTTTTGCTTTACCACCGAAAGATACACGACTTTGCCTCTCATTACTGATTGGCATCGAGGGATGTTGTTCCCTCATTAGGTTTTCATCCACGGCTTTCATCTGGTTGCGGGTCTGGTCCCGATAATATTCAGTTCGTTCCTCTACCGTTTCTTCTGGTATTCGTGCAAGCATTAAACCACCTACTCCGATTACCCCTGCATTCTTACCCTCTTCAATTGTCGGAAACATGTCTCCAGAATCTGGATACTCGTCCGCTCTAACTGGCTCCCAACCTTCTCGCAACCTTGAGTGCATATTCGTTTTATCATCCTCACCTCTTAAATGAGTTCTGATCCAACGATGTTTGTACCCAGCTGGTGCATCAGGCATTGCCAACTTTGATGGGGGTGCCCACGGTTTTCTTCTTGCCGGGGTCTTTGCACGACTTTCATTATCTCGTGTTGTTCTTTTTTCTGCCATGTTTCTACTCCTTCACATATTTAGCATATTCTTCAAGCGGAACATTCAGACGTTTCGCAATCGCTATCTGCGAAGCAGTCAACTTGACTGTTCTGCGTCCCTTTGGTGATGACGACTTAGAAGCCGTTGTCCCAGCAGAGGCGACTCTGGGACTATTAGATTTTTTCGGAGCCTCAGCAAATTTATGCGGAAACTCTGATCTAATTCTATTATCTAGTTCAGTATAATACTCATCGGATGTTGCGTCAAACCCTTCATCCTCAATTAATTGCTTATGTAACCCAAAAGCTGCATAAGTCATAGTCTGATCTGATCCAAACCATGTGTTCTTACTTGCCCAATCTTCTGCTTTAGGATCCGGCTTTGGTGGAGTTTGTTGAACTTGAGTTTGTTCTGGTTGTACAGCTTTACCTTCTGCTTCTTTAACAGCTTCTTCTCTTTGAGCTTTTATCTGAGCAAGTCTTGCTTCTTCTAACGCAATTCTAGAAATATTTTGTTGTGCATCATACATTGCATCAACATCATTTTCTTCTACAGCTTTTCTGTACGCTTCTTTTGCAGCTAGAGATTGAGATTGTACTCTTGTATCAAACTCCCCAACATAAGTAGTGTCTAACTTATTTAATTTTGCCTGTAATTCTTCATTTTGTTTTTTGACAGACTCAGCAAATTTAATTGCTTCGTTACGTTGTCTTTCTTCTTCCCTAAACTTACTTGTTAGTTTAGATATTCTTTTTTTGACTGAATCAGAATAATTCTCTAATTCGTCAGATTCTTCTTTAGCTGGTTCTTCAGCTTTTTCTTCTTGTTTTGTTTCTACTACAGGGGTTTCTTCAGAAGCTCCGTCTTCTAAAAGCTCAATCTCTTGACCCTCTTCTTCTACTTCTTCTACTTTTAGTTTTTCTTCTTGCATACTAAGCTCCGTATGTTTTGATGTCGTCAGGATCGACAATGGTTGCAATGACTTCATCGTCATTGATTATTCTAACTTCTCCACCCTCTATTTGAAATCTAGAACCAGCATAGCGACCAATACAAACCCAATCGCCCTCCTTACACCAAGCTCCGTCTTCTCCAAATTTGTCTATATCTTTATAAGCAAGAGGCCCGACTTTAGCTACATATGCTGTAACTGTCGCTCGTGCTTCTCTTTCTCTTACTGGATCTGGGACATAAATACCACCATCAGTCTTTTCCTTGCCCATATAAGGCATAACTAATATTCTCCACCCTGTGGGCTGTGGTATTCTTTGTGTTAAGTTTAATTTTTTTGCTTCTTCTTCGGCTTTTTTCTTAGCGTTCCTTTGTGCAAGAACGTACTCAGGTACTATTAGACTCATCATCCACCTTTTTTAGCAGGGTTTGTATATGTTCCAACGCATAGGTTAGTCCCTGTATCTCACCTACCATTGCTTTATAATGACCAATATCAGATGCACTGCCACTGGTCAAGGAAATACTTATATCATCCACTCTGGTCTGTAAGTCTTTTTTATACTTTTGTAGGAAATCGGTTATGTACATTAACTATCTTTCTAATATAAAGGAGGTAAACTTGGAGTAAAACTACTACTATAGTTTGGACGCACAGGTTCATTAACCCCTCCATAACCACCTCCTATTCGTGTGGATGGTGATAATGATGCTCTAAATTTTCTAAAAGCTTCTGCTTCTGCTATTTCCTTGTCTTTTTTTTCTTGTTCTTTTTTTAAAGCTCTATTTCTTGCTGTTACAGCTAGAGGTGTATTTTCTAGTAGCACACTTAAAGGAGTAGTTTGTCCATAATCTAAGTCTGTATTCAAACCTACTATTCCTTGTAGTTCGGGCGGTAAATTTGCTTTTTCAATGAATTCTGTATTATCTCTTTGTAATCCAAGAGTGGCTAGATTAGTTGTAGGTTCAAATGAATATCCTGCATCATCTGATGCCCTAACTTGAGCCTCTGTCAAAGTAGGGAATGTAAAATTAGATATACGTTCTGGAATATCTAACTTTCTATTACTTGCATTGGCAAAATAATATCCATCTGTTCCTCTTTGAAGAGGAACTTCATCAGTGGTCGCAAAAGGTCTTGAAATAGGAGAAACTATATCATTAACGAAAGGATTAGGTGGTCCTTGTATTGGGTTAGGTTTTGCTGCATCACCTCTAGATGATAAAACACTCATGTTATAACCGCCACTTCTTCCATAAGGAAACGAAACTGGCAGTTCTGGATTTAATGTTTTTCCTGCATTAGTTCCTGCAGCTATTTGTTGGTTTTGAAGATCAGCCGCTTGCGGAAGATCAAATATACCTCTGCTCTTTGCTATGTCTCTTTGTATTTGGTTTACCATCACTGGATCTGGTGGTAAATTTACAAATGCTGGATCTAAATTAGTTTTAGTTATACTGGGAAAAGTACTAGTTTTAAAATCTTTGTTGAGTCCTTGTTCTAGTCTTTCTTTTTCTAACTGAGCTATTTCTTTTCCTCTTTGTTCTGCAACTATATTCTCAACTGTATCACCAGCTTTACCTTGATTGCTAAGATAACTCATAGCACCATCAGCTAAAGATAATAATTGATTCGTAACTTGTTTTGCTCCAGCGGAAACATCTCTGCCAAACTGATTAGCTATGCCTCCTAGTGATCCAAACTCACTAGGATCTCTTCCAGACAAAGCAAAATTTCCTTGTTTCATAGCTAAGTCTACGAGATCATAATTATTCATAGGATAATTTGCTGTCTTGTCTCCCATTAAGCTAGATAAACCAACACCAAAAGCACCTATATCTGATGTTTTCATGGGATCAGAATAAGGCCCCATTTTACTTACATTAAAAGCACCACTTAAAAAATTACCAAAAGCTGCATTACCTTCTTTTGATCCTAATTCTTTTACAAAATCAATTCTTATATCTTCTAAGCCTTTACCCTGTTCTCGTAACATGGCTGAATTGTTCATTATTTGTTGATTTGAAATATTAAGAGGCTCAGAACTAAAACCTGCAGCTATTTGATTATATTGTTG